TTCTCTACGTTGGCACCAAAGTTAAGGGATGAGATTTTAAGAGTTCATTTGTTACCTAGTTATCAACAAATGATTAATCCTTCTCAGGTTAAGAATCCTGAATATTGGAATGCTAACTATGTGTTAGTCAACCTATTAAAATCATCATTCATCACATTAGCAATTGCAGCCGGTGATATTAATACAGATTTGGTTGCTTGGCTAGACTTTGGTTATTGTAGAGATGAATCTACATTGAATGGTGTTACTCATTGGAAGTATCCTTTTAATGAAGATAAAATACATCTATTCAACATCAAAGATTTTGTTGAAGGTACTTATATTAATAGTATTATTGCTAATAATGATGTACATATCACAGGTCCACATATTATAGCACATAAAGATTTGTGGCCTAAATTGGAGAAGATGGTTATGGAACATATTAGTTTATTATTCCATAATGATTTGATTGATGATGACCAAACATTGTTATTAATGTCAACACTAAGTAATCCAGAAATGTTTGAATTGCATCCAGTTAATCCATCAGACTGGTTTATTATTTTTAAGGAATATAATGAATCTGTATCTTAGATCCACAGCCAATCTTGGCGACTTTCTAAATGCTATGCCTGTATTAGCAGGTCTATCTATATCTTATGGTAATGTTAGTTTGATTATCAGAAGTGAGATGAGAAAATTTAGAGGCATGAAAGAATTCTTATCATACCAAAGTATATTCAAAGACGTTAATTTTGATGACGAGGTATTCTTTAGTGGAGTAACTGAGATTAGTTCTTGGACTAGAGAAGACCAGAATGATCCTAATCGTCCAATTGAAACTTGTAGATATGAGAATTGGATGAAAGATAGAGGTTTTAATTTTGATGTACAAGATGATTTTAAGATTCGTTATCCAGATTTGAATAAAATTGTTGACCAAAACAAATATTATGTTGGTGATAGATGGGATGTTGGTAATATTGACACCAGAAGGGCCACCAACGTATTGTCACATATGAGTGATTGCATCTTCATTGATTATACCAGAGATTTGTTGGAAAATTGTTATTTTATTGCCGAATCTCCTAAACCATTCATTACCAATTTGACAGGTATCTCTGTATTGGGAGACTTGTTGAATAAAGAACAATGGATTGTTTGGAAGTCTGAAGACTGGAATCCAGAATTTAGAAATGGTAAAGATATTAATTGGGATAATGGTAAGAACATAGATTCTGTTTTTAAGAAACACTTCTATGGTAATAGAAATTCAAAACTGGTACATTCTGACGATTTGCGACTATGATACTTAATATTGTTAAAGGTTTATTTGGAGACACACTAAGAAATGGTGACTTGGTCGCTGTTGGTAATGTATTGGAATATTTAAGAATCAGAGATAAAAATCCTGAATTAAAATTCTATATGAAGCCAGATACATTAAGTCCAGCTAGTTATGTACAGCAATTCTTTTTTTGGTTGACAGAGAATACTGATTGGTTCTCACTCACACCTGGTGATAAGTTTTTAGATTGGAAACATTGTAACGTTTGGGACTTTAGAGACATTTCTGGTGATTTGGTAAAGATAGTGAATTATAGATCGGTAGAAAAGAAAGTTGTTATCTTTCCAGTATTAGATGCTCCATATAATGCTTGGCGCAATTGGCCACAAGAAGTCTTCCAACAGATTGTTAATGAATATGGTGGCGAAAAATACAAAGATTACCGTAAAATCATTTGTATAACACCCAATATTAAAATAAGTGTCAATGGTTGGGAGATTTCTACCGACTTTATGACAAACATAGACCACATTCTTACTGCTGACACATATGTTGGTGGTGATACTGGTACATCCCATTTTGCATGGGCTTTGGACAGGTCTCCGCCAAATTTAGTATATTGGTCATCAAGTAGAGGTCTAGTACATACTCTACCATTCTATTCACTTAGAGGTAAAGGTCAAATAAACAGTTATTGGTTAAACTTTGAAGGTCCTTGGACTAAAATAGACGTATGAGTACATTCAAACATCGTGGTAAACTAGGTGATATTGCCTGGTCTTTGTGTTTTGTCAAAGCCATGGGTGGCGGCAAACTTTATCTACAATTAGGTGAATATCTTGACCAAAAAGGCTTTGATTTCTTAAAACCTCTGCTGTTGGCTCAATCCTACATTACTGGAGTAGAAGTATGGTCAAATCAACAAATTGATTACGACCTGGACCGATTCCGTGAGATTATGAATAGTTCCCACCAAAGGTCTTTGGCGGAATGTTACTTTGTTGTTTTTGGCAAACCTGTACCTGAGAACTTTCAGACAGAACCTTGGTTAGAAGATCCTGGTACTTTATTTCCGGGTAATATTATTGTTAATAGAGTAGAACGTGGTTTACATAATAGTAGACCTTTATATAATCCAACTTATGATGAATTACTTAAGGATGTTTGGCCAAAATGTTCCTTTATCGGACTGGTTGAGGAGTGGCAATCATTTATGAAGGTCTTTAATAACGAAAGAATATCTTGTCTTGGAGTTATGGATGCTTTACAAATGGCACAAATAATTAACGGTGCTGAGTTTTCGGTAATGAACCAAAGTCTACCTTCTGTTATTGTGGAAGCTTTGAAAAAGCCTTTATATCTCGAACTTAGACACGACCTCGCTAAACCTGACTGTATGTTTGACCGGCCGGGTCTGACTTATATCTAAAAGTCTCTATATATCTAATACGATAATTTAAAAGTTTGAGCGCCAGACGGCAAAAGTTGTATAAATATATCACGGCAACCAAAGTGTGTTGCAATTCTAAGGCTAAAAATCAATGGGTGCATTTTTACAATTTCTTAAAGAAGAAGATGAGGGAGATGGCAAGTTAAAGCACATCACTCATCCTGAAGACCGACCATTAATGTCAGGCGCTAAAGGTTTTGACCGTGCCAAAGCCGTACTGAACAAAGCACATAATCACATCAAATCTGGCGGTAACAGTTCAGACCTAACAATGAAGTATGACGGTTCACCATCTTTGGTGTTTGGTCATCATCCAGAAACTGGTAAGTTCTTTGTCGCTTCTAAGTCTGCTTTCAACAAGAATCCGAAGATTAACTATACTTCCGCAGATATTCAAAAGAACCATGGACACGCTCCTGGTCTAGTAGATAAATTACAATCATCATTAACACACCTTAAGAAAGTTGCACCAAAACATGGTGTATACCAAGGTGATGTAATGTTCTCTCATGGTGATGTGAAGAATAAACCAGGCGGAAAGGCACAGTTTACTCCTAACACAATCTCATATACTGCCAAAGGTGATGAGGCTGAAAAAGTTAAAAAAGCCAAGTTGGGAGTAGTGGTTCACCAACAATATCATGGTGACACATTAGATAATATGAAGGCGGATCCACATCCAGACCATCATAACTTTGGCCATCATCCAGATGTATGGCACAAATCAGCAGAAATGAACACAAAACACGTTCATTATTCTGAACCAGACCAGAAAGAATTTCAGAAACACATGGATGCGGCTGAAAAGATACACAAAGCTGGTGGAAAAGAGATGTATAAAGCTATCGAAATGCACGGTGGTGATGGCGGACACTTAGCCACATATATAAATCATACCGTTCGTACAGATGAGAAACCTACACCCGAAGGTCTAAAGAAACATATTGCTGATAAGTATAAGAAAGCAACAGAAAAGTTAAAGACACCTGCTGCCAGAGGTAAAAAAGCATCAGAATTAAAGATTCACATGGATCATATTGATGCAAATAAGAAACATTATAAATCAGCTTTAGATATGCACCAACATATTCAAAAAGCTAAAGATGTATTAGTAAATACTTTGAATCAGCATCCTGGTGGACTAGAACATCATATAAATGGTAAACCTACTGATCCTGAAGGTTACGTTGTTAACCACGAAGGAACACCAGATAAGTTAGTTAACCGTAAAGAATTCGCAAAAGCAAATTTGTTAAAGGCAAGAAAATGATATCAAAACAAACACAAATATGGCTAGAAAATGCCGGCTTAATCAAAAAGAAAACTATCGTAGAACAGATATTAGACGAAGAATATTTGGCTGAAGCTGGTGGTGCAGGTGCTTCAGCCGATTCTAAAGGTAAACTAAGAGAATTGGAAGTTGGCCAACACCTTAATGGTGGCAAGCATATGTCGAGTTATCGTGCTGAAGGTAAAACTCCAGCTGAGATGCATCACATTCATGCTACTAAAATGCACGGTGAAAACTATCAAAAATCCGTAGCACACAAGAAATCACAAAAACTTGCTGCTGATGCCGCCAAACATATCAAAGCTCATTTGAAGAAATATGGTCATGGTGATGTTACAAGAACTGTATGGACATCACAACCTAGTGACCATGAAAGTGAGACTGGTCACCACGATCCAAATAATAGCGCTGACTTGATTCTTACCACAAGTAAATCACACAAAAGATTAAATGAAGAAATCTTAAATGTTTTAATTGAAGCCGCAGCAAAATCACGTAGTGAAAAGAAAGTTGCCATTTCTGTTAAGACAGGAAGTGGAAATGTAAACTATTCTAATCCAGGCGTTAAGTCTTTGAGTACTATGGCTGGACACGATTTGTCTAAACATACAGCTGAACATGAGAAAGTTGTTAAAGCAAATCTACCTGCAGGTAAAGGTGATTCACATAAAAAGTATAAAGAATTAAGAGATTCTAATAGTAAAGAAGACCAATCTAAAGCTGCAGAAATTAAACATTCTTCTGAAAGAATGAATGCTAATGTAGCACATGGTTTGAGACAAGGTCTTGCTAAAAAATCTCACGATGAATTACGTGATACTATTAAACATGAAGTAGCACCAAAAACACATTTGAAGCATATTGTATCGAGACAAAAAACAAATGCCAAGACAGGTGAACATGAATCTCACCACACATATGACCTACATAAACACGTAGACGAATATTTGGATCATTTCCATGGTTTACACGTAGACCCACACACAAGTGGTGGTTCAGTTACAGTACATGGTACACATAAGAAAACTGGTAAGAAAATGGCAGTAGCTAGAATTTCTGTACACGCAGGAGGAAGACCAGCAAATCATTCTCCAAGAGGTTCAGTAGTTTTACCTAGTGAAGACCATAAAGACGTACATTATACAGATAAATCGGAACACATGGTACACGATTAACATGAAATCATTTCTACAAGTTTTAAAGGAAGAAGACGAAGGTAAAAAGCCAGTTGTTATGGCTTTCGGTCGTATGAATCCGCCTACTACCGGTCATCTTAAGTTGATTGACAAGGTTAGAGAAGTTGCTAATAAGCAAAAGGCTAAACATACGGTTGTACTTTCACATTCGCAAGATTCTAAAAAGAATCCATTGTCTGCTGAACAGAAAGTTAAACACTTAAAAAGATATTCACCAGGTACACACTTTGAGGCATCTTCTAAAGAGACACCAACAATTCTACATCATGCTGCCAGATTACACGCTGCAGGCCATGACCACTTAACAGTAGTTGCTGGATCTGACCGTGTCAAAGAGATGTACGACTTACTACACAAATATAATGGTGTAAAAGGTCGTCACGGTCATTATAATTTTAAAAAAATTAGTGTTGTCTCCGCTGGTCACCGTGATCCAGATGCCGAAGGTGAAGAAGGTATGTCTGGTACTAAGATGAGAGAACACGCAAAGAATAAAGACTTCCACGAGTTTAGAAAAGGTGTTCCACACCATGTATCGGACGCTCATGTAAAAGAATTGATGAAAGATACACGTAAAGGTATGGGTCTACATGAACAAATTGACCGTGGTCAATTCAGAGCAATCTTTGTGACTGGTGGTCCTGGTTCCGGTAAAGATATCATTATCCGTGAAGCAATTGCTGAAGCAAGAGCAGTAGAGTTAAACACTACACAAGCATTTGATTACTTACAAGATAAAGTTAGATTGTCTGAAAGAACTGGTGACTTACGTAGAGAAGCAATTCGTAACCGTTCACCATTGATTATCAACGGTCCTGCCGATGACCATGACCGTATTATGACTATCAAGGAAGAATTGGAAGAACTAGGATACGAAACAATGATGGTGTTTGTTAATACCACTAATGAAGTATCTAAAGAGAGAAATGAGAAGTTGAATAGAATGATTTCTGAATCTATTCGTTTGAATAAGTGGGAAGAATCACAAAAGATTCATAAAGCCTTCCAAGAGCAATTTAGAAATATTTTAAGTTTCGATAATAGTCCTACATATAGAGAAATAGAACAACAGATTACCGAAACTTATCATAATATCAATGATTTCTTAGATGATAAGGAATATAATGATATTGCTTTCTCCTGGTTAGAAAACCACAATAAGTTAAATATAAATGAAACGTTCAAATACCTTTTTAAAGAGAAGAATGATGTTAAGAAAGATAGCAAATCTATTCAAGCTAAAACCTACGGTAGATACAACCCCACCTTCAAAACCGCTGGACCAGCCGATGCCACCCCAGACAACCGAAGAGGTGGTCTCAGATTCGGTCAAACCGACTCCATCAAAGGCGACACGTTCCCGAGGAAAAACCCCAACGGTTACTCCATCGCAGGTGGAGCAGGATCAGGAGCCTACGCAGCTCAAGAAGAAGCGCAGCCCACGCTCAAAATCAGTCCAGAACAAAAAACCTCGAACTTCTCCAAAGACAACAACATAGATAAGAACGGCAGAAGAAAAACTTCTGGTAATCCGTCACATGGTGGAAGAAATACGATGGGTAATGGGCCAGGTCCAACAGTTAGCGACCGCTCAGGTTTACAAATGGGCCTAGGTGAAACAAAAAGATTTAGTGCTTTTAGAAAGCAAGTTACAAAAGAGGCAATAGATGATCCGGGTTTAGGTGATCCAGGTCTAGGTGGTGTAGCAGGTAATGTAGATAATAAAGAAACTATGTCTACTTATGGCGATAAAAAATACAAAATGCAATTAGCCGGAATAAAAATTAATAAGAAAAAGGGAGCAAAATAATGTTCGGAAAATCAAAAATATCTAAATCTATGATTGATGCTGTTAATTCAGTCATCGGTGAAGAACCGGTCGTAGAAAATAAAAAACCAGCTATGTTAAGTGAAGAAATCTATGATTTCAATATTGATCCACATACAGGTAAAATGAAACCAGTAAAAGATTTATTGGTATCAGGTTACGAGAGACCAGTAGGAAAGAAACAAATCGTAATGATTGAAGAAGAACCTAATATTACTCCAGAAACACTTAAAGGTCAAATTCTTAAAAAGAAAGATGATAAAAAAGCAGCTCTAGGTAAGCCAGCAATTGCTATGAGTGCGGAAGAAACAGAATTGGATGAAGAAGGCAATTGTGTAACTCCAATGAAAGCGAAGAAGATTGCTGATAAAGAAGTTGGTAAACACGAGAAAGAAATGCACAAAGAAGGTAAGTCTTTCAAAGAACGTCTTTTGGAAAAGAGCACATCCGAAAAGCAAGCACGTACAATGGCTGCAGCTGCACACAATCCAAAGTTTGCAAAGAAAGTTGGTATTCCACAATCTGTTGCTAAAGACTTCAACAAAGCCGACAAAGGTACAAAGATGTTGAGTAAAGCAATGTCCGAAGAAACAAAATCAATAGATGATAAAATAAAAGAACGTGAAGCAATGAATGCCAAAGCATTGAAAGACCGCAATGAAAAAATCTTAAAAACACCGGCACCAGCAAAACCAGAAAAGCACAGCGAGTATTTTGGAAAAGAAGCATCAGACATGATACACCAATCTCGTGTACACTATCATCACGCACAACAAGCATTAGCAAGAGGCGACCATGATGAACATAAAAAACTTGAAAAATTAAGTAGTAAAACACATGAAAATGCTATGAAAAAAGCAGAAGCATATCGTAAAGATCCAAAAAATGCAGAAGCCTTAAAAAGAGCAGGAGAAAAAATACAAAGCGGTGCCGCAAACGATTACGGAAAAGGACGCTATATGGGTGACTCTGTAGAAGTTACAGGCACAACATTAGAAGAAGTTACATTGGATGAGAAAGACGAATTGCGTAGTCGTATTGGTACAAATATTGTCAACAAGAAACCAAGAGAAGGTCAAACCGATTTGAGAAATATTCCATCAGGAAATAGACCAGACAGTAAAAATAAGTTCTCTCAAGGTGAAAGAGATTCTCAACCAAGTCGTTTAAAGAGTGCCATTAAATCATCATTAGGCAAACACACTAAACCAAATCTACCAGAAGAAATGGAAGTAACGGAAAGCCTAAAAGATGTGGCTAAGAAGATTCTATCTAAAGTTGGTCATCCGGACGATAAAGGTATGCGTAAAGACCTACAAAAGAAAGTTGGTGTTCCACAAACTGGTGAGAAACCAAAGAATGAAGAAGTTGAATTAGATGAAGAGCAATTGGATGAATTGTCTACTCATGCTTTGAATTCTTATCTCCATAAAGGTGTCAGTAAATTCAAACAAAATGCAGCTACAATGAGTCCAGCGGAAAAACAAAAGAAAGTAGCCCACTTACAAAAAGCTCATAGTAAATTAAAAGCAAAAGGTGGAAAATTTGAAGAATTTGAATATGGCATGAATGAAGAAGAAGAAGTTGAATTAGATGAAGGTACAATGACACATATTACTCTCGGTAAAAAAGTAAAAAATAAAGAAGGCGGCCATAACCAAGATGTTCACCACAAAGGTAAAAAGATTGGTTTAATTAGTTCATATTCACACAGAACTGGCACACGATATGGTATGCATCACGATGCTACTGGTGATATGACTGCTGGTTCCAGAAGTGCAGAAGATGCAATTGCTGACCTGAGACAGGCCCACGCCGAGCACCTACAAGATACAAAAGTTAAAAAAGAAGAAGTAGAGTTGGACGAAAACGCATTTACAGATTACAAGACTGATAAGAAGCCAAGTATCTTTGCACCAAAGTCACACACTCCTAAGAAAACATCTACTGGTACAGTCTATACTAAGAATTGGTCTAAGAAAGATATGGAACATAAAGATGATGAGAAAGTGAAAAAAGAAGCAGTAGATAAAGAAGCTGACAAGCACGTTAGAGTTGACGGTGAAACTGATATGAACACTAAGACTGTTGACGGTCTACGTGGTCGTATGAAAGTGCCTGCTGATTACCATAACAAATCTAAATCATATAAAGTTGCTTTGACTGTTGGTGAAGAAACTGAACACGATGATGAAGCAGAAGATAAAGCATTAGTTAAAAAGATGGTCAAGAAAGATGCTCTAAAGAAAACTGATGAGGCTTTCAAAGGACCTGAAGCAGGTTCTGGTGTTGGTGACCATCCATTCGTTACAGCAGAAGCAAAACCATTGAAGAATGCTAGGGAATTGGCAAAGAAAACAATGAACCGTTTGAAAAATGAAATGTTGGGCAAGATTGCCAACTAAGGAATAGTATGACACCCAAAGCCAAAAAACTTTTAGATATTGTTAAGAGACCTACATCTGCACCACCAGAACAAAAAGTTGGTGGTACAGATCCAAACGACCAATGGTCGGCTCAAAACAAAATATCTGAATCACCTAGTCTAAACAAATATTTGTTGTCTAGAGGATTTGATCCAAAACACACTCCTAAAGATATTAAAGTTGCTCATTCTAAATCTAATCAATTTAAATTATGGCAACAACATCATATAGGAGAAGATTTGACAACTCACCATACTGGTACTGGAGTTGACCATAAAACTGATTTGAGTGTTTCTCCAACCAAGAAACGTTTGGATACATTGGTTAAAGCAAAAGCTCACTATAATATTCCAACACCTCCTGGTACAATGCGTAAAGAAGGTTGGGATGATATGATGAAAGCAGTTAAAGACCGTGCAGGTCCACAACCTTCTGGTGATTCTGGGGTTAAACAAGGTACTAGATATGGTGGTGGTAAACAAAAACATCCTGATGATGAGGTAATGGACCAAAAAGCCGGTAAAAATTTTGACCATTTGAAAAAACCTGGTTCAAAACACAAAGTTGATAAAGATCACTATATTGATAAAGACATTGAAACGCCTTTTAGAGAGGCGGTTGATGATACTACTCCAAAGTTAAATGATTACCAACACAAACAGGCAATCAAAAGAGATTTACCTAAACATACTGTAACCAAAACACCACAAGGTTCAGGTGCTCAATTAAGAGGTATAATTGAATCTGTGGAACTTGATGGTGACCAACTGGATGAAATCTCTTTAGGTGATTACAAACAAAAGGCTCAGGCACAAACTAAAGAATTGAAGAAACACACCAAAGGTGAGTATAGTGGTATTGTAAATCGTATGCTAGACCGCCGTAAAAAGGGTTTGGCAATGGCTGGCAAGAGAGAACATAAGATTGAAACCGAATCGGATGTGACTGAAGGTTGGGCAGTAAACGGTTCTGTATTATCAGATGCTAAGAAACCTAAGTTATCTGCTTCTGAGAAGATGTCGGATTATGCCAATAAACGTCATAAAGTTTATCAAGGTATTGCTGACAAGCAAAAAGAATTGATGAAGATGTGGAATGACGACCATAAGGATCAACCACATTTACAAATACCGATTCCTGAAGATGTTGGTGACGCTATGGCTGCAATTAAGGGAGTAGGGATACCAATCTCACAACCAAATTCACAACCAGATAATGAACAACAAAAAGAAAGTAGAGCCAGTAAAATTAAGGCTCTATACAAAAAAAAGATGGCTGAAGATACTTACGATTCTGAAAAAGATGACAAGTATGGTCAGAATCCAACTTTTGGTAAAAAACCAGTTTTACAAACAGCTGAGAAAGGTAAGCAAGCCAAAAATATTGACGGCATAAAGACCAAAGCAGCTGCCATTCTAACTGGCGGAACTACACTAACTGGACAAAAGCGTGATACAGTACAAATTGATCCAGACTTGAATAATCCACGTCCAGGACAATCAGATCCTAACGGTGACAGAAACAATAAATAACATATAAACACCTTATCAATAGGAGATACACAAAATGTCAGCATGGTCAAATAACGACAACAACAACGCAAAACCAAAGTTCAATTTTGAACGCACAACCTCAGAAGCAGTACAACTACCTGTTTTTGCTGGTAATACCGCTGGTAATAATATAATCAAAGTCAGTTACAATGATGGCGCACAGAACAATGTGGCAAACATCGGTGTAGTTGCTGGTCAATATGTTTACTTTTGGGCTCAAGGTACTTCCGCAAGTAACGGTGGCCAAGCAGGTAACGGTGTTCCTGGTTTCTTTGCATCAAATACTCAAGTTCTATCAACAAGTGGTAACACAATTACTTTGTCTACTAACTTATTTGGTGCTGTAACTACTGCGTTTACTACTGAGTTTGACAACGCAACTGTTTACAATTCAAATAAACCTTCAGAAGTTAACTACAACCAGAATACAGTATTAGTTACACCAACTCGTTTGGCTAATGCAGTTTTTGCTGGTACTGCAAACTCATCAAACTATAATCTAAGTTCTGGTGCAGGCGGTCATGCAGGTTGGGCTGTAGTTACAACAGGTACTGGCGGCCGTGCTGGTCGTGTTCAAGTAGAGACATTAGTTGTTTTGGCAAATCCTTCAGCAGCTAACGTAATCTCTGGTAACACAAGTAATTCACTAACTTACTTCGCTGGAGTATAACAAATGGGGCTTCGGCCCCATATTTACAATATGTTCGATGATTTGAATGAAGATAACTTTATGATGTATGCGGCTAAGTGCTATACGTCACCTCATTGTATCCAATCGGAGTTTGAAGGTGACATAAAGCGTACTAAGTATCTTAAAAGATTATTCCGTAGATACAAAGTTACTAAGTCATTGAAAGAGAGACTGATTTTAAATCATATCATTTTATTGAATAATGTTTTTGGACCAGAACATATGGCAAGAATATTATTCTATAAAACGGATGAGCGAGACTATGATATACTTAAGACTTTCTTAAGTTATTTGAATTTAATGCCGGAGATGATATATGGTATCAACGGAAAGAATATCAGGTCATCAGAAATACCACTAGATATGGATGTCGCAGAGATATTAAACAAAATATGAAAACATTTAAACAAATTAGAGAAAAAGGAAGATGCTGGACTGGATATAAACCAGTATCCGGTAAAGAACCATATTCACCTGGTAGCTGTGCAAAAGAAGAAGTTACAGAAGCTAAAGATCCGGAATATTCTGATCCATATATGGCAGTTAATCAATTAAAGACTATCATGCATAATGCACAAGAAATGATGGACTTGATTGGTGACAAAACAGATTTACCTGAATGGGTTGAATCCAAAATCACGTTGGCGGAAGATTACATTATGACTGTTGCCAATTATATGCGTAGTGAGCTCAAAGAAGAACATAATCCTGATGTTATGTTTGATATCATTGAAGAACTTGTTATGGAAATTGCAGAAGTCAACAAGCTTGATCCTGAAGTTATTTGGGAAGACCTCGATGATGTATCAGACGAAGAACTATTTGAATCGGCTGCATGGCAAAGAAGTGCTGGTAAAGACCCTAAAGGTGGTTTGAACCGTAAAGGTATTGCTTCATATCGTAGAGAACATCCAGGTTCTAAATTAAGTATGGCAGTAACAACAAAGCCATCAAAACTAAAACCAGGTTCTAAAGCTGCAAATCGTAGAAAATCATTCTGTGCTCGTATGGGTGGCGTTAAAGGACCTATGAAGAAACCAAACGGTAAGCCAACACGTAAAGCATTAGCCTTAAGAAAGTGGAATTGCTAATGATATCATTTAAAAGTTTTATCAACGAAGTTAAGAAACCAACTGGTGGCCTTAAGAAGGCTTGTTGGTCTGGTTATACTGCTGTTGGCACCAAAGAGAAGAATGGTGGAACAGTACCTAACTGTGTGCCAGAAGAAGTTGTTACTGAAGCTAAAGGTATTCCTGTAGCTCACGGTTATACAATGCGCCAAAAACATTCGGGTAAATATAGAGTTCATTCTCCTAGTGGTGAACACGTTGGTGATGTAGAAAAAGAAGGTAATATGTGGAGATATCATGGTAGTAGCAATCCAAATTGGCCAGGTAACGAATCACATAAAGACTATCAAACAGACAAAGTGGAAAATAAACACGAAGCTGGTGATATTGTTGCACACTTACACCATAGCGGTATGAAAAATGAAGAAGTTGAAGAAATTGCTGAAGATGGTGGCGCTGGTGCCGTAGGTTCAGCAGGACCAACAGCAGTAACCGGTGGTGTTGCAGGTATGGGAGCACAAGGTCCTAATAGCAACCAAAGTGAACCTGGGGTTTACAACAATAAACGTAAAAAGAAAAGCCCAATTTTATTAGGCATGGTTAAGAGAAAACCGCCAAAGGCATAAATCATGTTTTCGTCATTGTTTTCAATTAATTATTTACTAGGTCTATTACCGACATGGGTACCATGGGCAATAGTCGGAGTGGGAGTAGTGCTCTTTGTACTAGAAGCAATACTCAACAAATTAATTCCCTTTTTATACAGATTGCCAATTAGATTATTGGCAATTGTTGTCTTTGCGGCTGGTTTTTATGTAGAAGGTAGGCAAGATGTTTTAATAAGTGCCAAAGCCGAAGTTGAAAGAGTTGTATCAGAACAAAAAGTTGTTACACAGGAAGTTGTTAAAGTTATACATGATAAAGTAATTCAAGATAGGATAGTCCATGATGAAATTGTTAAACAAATTACTACCGCTGATGACCATATGTGTGATGTGCCTCAGTCTTTCGTCCTGCTTCACGACAACGCCGCTAAAGGTACCGTTTCCCGATTACCCGAAGGAGTGGCTGGATCCAGTTCCGGAGTTGCACTCTCTGAAGTCGAAAGAACAGTTGCCGACAACTACGAACTCTACCACGAACTCGCAGACAAAATGACTGGTATACAGATGTGGTTGAAAGAACAGAAAAGGATTAATCCATGAAATCTTTCAAATCATTTATAGGAGAACCATTAGATGAAGCAACAAAAATTGTTAAAGACGGTTCAATATTAAATGTACACCATAATGGCCAACATATTGGCAACATTATGCAATCATTTTCTAATAAAAAAACACCACATAAAGCATATTCTAAACATTGGGATATGAGTAAATTACATAAAACCAAAAAGGATGCGGTAGACTGGTTAGTACAAACACACCAAACTGCAAAATAACAAATATGAAAAAACTAATATTAAGCCTAGTTGCATTGTTATCTGGTTGTTCCATTCTATTTGTTGCACATTACGACAATAATGAGTATGGCCTAGTCAATAAAGTACGTACCGATGCCGAATTAAAGAATTGTACCAAAGAAGGTGTACAGGTACTATACCAGGACGCATTGGAACTAAAGAATTATAGTCAATTTCTACCATACAATGACGTAACAGTAAAGATGAACAATGACTTGTTTATATTGGTGGATGAACTACACCAAAAAGACACTATTAATCCAACCTATTGTGGTTTAAAACTAAATAGTATATCCAAGTCGGCAGAACAAATACAAAAAGCAATTGGGGGTGAACCAAGATGACAGCAATACAAGATTTAGCGATTCAGGCACAAGGGTACCAACAGTTATATAATGAAGGTCAATTGACTGCCGATGAGTACAAAGAATTAATCAACGATATGAATATTGTTGCAAGAATAGATGCCAATGCAGACCAGTTGGCAGAAAACGATGAATATCATGCTATTTTGATGGGAGCAATACAATTAGCGCAAGCACTAGCATGAGGACAACATGGAACTTACAAAAGACCAACTAAGACAAATCATACCAAAGAATCCATATTTGGATCATTGGTATAAAGATTTGGCATTACTATTACCAGATTACGATATCAATACACCGGCAAGAATTGCAGGATTCTTGGCACAATGTGTACATGAGTCTAATGGGTTAACAGCACTTAAAGAGAATCTGAATTATAAACCAGAATCTTTAATTAAAATATTTCACAAATACTTTCCTACAATTGAGTTAGCACAAGAGTACTGTGCAAAGCCAAATAAACAGGAAGCAATTGCAAACCGTATCTATGCTAATCGTATGGGTAACGGTGATGAAGCGTCCGGTGATGGTTACAGATACTGTGGTCGTGGTGCTATTCAAATTACTGGTAAAGACAACTACTTTTGGTTTGCAGCAAGTATTGAGATTACAGCCGAAGAAGCCTCAGAGTATATGCAAACGTTTGAAGGTGCATTACAGTCTGCTTGCTGGTTCTGGGAAACGAATAACCTGAATGCCGTAGCAGATGCAGGTGATATTGTTAAAATGACTAAGATTATTAATGGTGGTGACATTGGATTAGCCGATAGAACAGAAAAGTTTAATCACATTAAACAAATTCTAGGAGCCTAATATGCACGACCATAAACTATTTGCGTGGGCAAGTCTCTTGCTCATTTTACCATTAACCTTGGCATTTTGTGGCCATGACCAGTTCAGATACCCATGCCAAGACCCTAAGAATTGGGATTCAGATGATTGTAAACCACCTATTTGTGACGTTACGAGGACTTGTCCAGAACAAATTTTCAAAGGCCAAAGAGACCCTAGATTGGGTCCTCCACCACCTGCGGATCAACCAACACAAACAAACACCCCATCATGTAAACCAAGTGGAGCAAGCTGTGGAAAATAATCAACCATTCATGTATACAGAAGACCAGCTAATGGCTCGTCTGAAATTCTTTATTGGTATTTGCTTAGCACTTACATTGACAGGTATTGTCTTTGTTGTGTTATATTCAATTATCTTTATTACTCAGCCATTAAATGCTATTAGTCCTATCGACCAAAAGTTCTTTGAGATGATTATCCCAATCGCTACATTCTTAACAGGTACATTATCTGGTATTATGTTAGCGGGTAACGACAAAGACTTAAAGGCACAAGCACTTAATGCAGCTACCAAACCAACACCAGTCTCGCCAGCGCCAGTTACACCCAGCACACCTTATGTGCCAACAACATCTTATGTACCTGCGCCAGTTACAAGACCAACACCAGTTAGTGTACCAACTCCAACACCAGCAGCCGACCCGGTAGTTGGTTACGGTGGTAAGTTAGCACCTCCACCAGCACCACAACCTGAAATTTAAGGAATCAACATGAAAAAAATTATTCTAGCTATAGCATTGTCTTTTGTTTCTATCAGTTTAGTTTATGCTGAACCAGAAATTAAAAAGGTATGCGAACAAACTAAAGATGCTAAAACAGGCAAAGATAAACAAGTTTGTAAACAAGTAAAGATTCATAAGAAACTTGATGGCGAGAAATTGCCAGAGAAGAAGTAAGCTGTCAAAAAATAACTGTCACAATTTTTGCTAAAGAGAGAAGAAGGCCTGTCAAGAAATGAGTTCTGAAGACGATATAAGAGTGGATGTTGGAGTCCTCAAATCACAGGTCGCCACCTTAACTTCTCTCTGCGGAAAAATGGATACAGTTATAGAAAAATTAGTGGAAGTACACGACCGTCACATTGCGAAAGTCTACGAAGATATGGAAGAAAGACGAAAAGAAACCGATTCTGACATCAAAGAAATCCACGGACGAATAGATACCGTTTTGGACAAAATGCAGGCATCCGAAATTCGGATTATGGATGAAATAAAAAACCTGCGTGGCGTAATACAAAATCACCAAACTAATGAAAAGAAACAACTGGATGCCATTCTGCAATGGAAATGGTTTATTACCGGAGGGGTTCTGGTACTTTCATGGTTGCTTTCACATCTAAATTTTGATACAATAGTAAGAATACTTCGTTAAATTACTATTTTATATTATGAGCGTTTTTATTGATAGAGCCTTTTTGCTTAGGGCAGCTCCTAAGCTCCACAAATTCTCACAAAAGAAAGACAACCTGTATAACTTCAGGTGTCCTCTTTGTGGCGATTCACAAAAAAACAAAGTCAAAGCCCGTGGTTATATCTACGAAAAGAAGAATAATTACTTCTTCATGTGTCATAACTGTGGCGCATCCACATCATTCTATAATTTCTTAGAAAAGGTAGATCCAGGTCTACTGAAAGAATATGCATTGGAGAGATACAAACATGACGAATCCAGAAACATCAGCAATACCAAACCAGACTTCTCGGGATTTAAAACGGAGAAACCGATATTTAAGAAATCACTCGGAATCCCTTCCATTGCTTCCTTACCAGAAGGACATTTTGCAAGAGATTATATTACAAATAGAAAAATCCCAGACGGAGCTTTTGATTCACTATACTATGCAGAAGATTTCAAAGCCTTTGTAGACGGTCTTGGCTTTAATCAACTTGGCCAACAAAAATTAATTGAAGGTGATAAAAGATTAGTAATACCATTCTATGATAAAGACAAAAATCTAATTGCGTTCCAAGGTCGTGCTCTAGGTGAATCTAAACTTAGATATATCACCATGAAACTGGATGTGGATGGTTATAAAGTATTTGGACTTGATAGGATCGACACGGAACAACCAATCTATGTGACGGAAGGTCCTATTGACTCTCTATTCATTAAGAACGCTGTGGCTACTGCCGATTCTAATCTAACATCTATCACCAAAGTATTACCAAAAGAAAATGTGGTATTAATCTATGATAATGAACCACGGAATAAAGAAATTGTCAAACAAATGGAAAAGGCCATTGAGGATCATTACAAAGTGGTAATTTGGCCTGAAATGATGGAATGTAAAGATATAAACGACATGGTTTTAGATGGTTTTTCATTGGACGAAATTGAAGATATCATAACTAACCATACATATCAAAATTTGAGAGCGAAATTAGAATTTACCAACTGGAAAAAGAGTTAAAAAGGACTATATAATGGAAGTGAAATTAATATCATACACACAAGGAGCTGATGGCAAAAATCTGCTTGAGCAGATAGCATATGCAGCCAGGGTATCAAATCCAGCAAATCAAAATAATGATGCAACATCTGAAAAGCTAGTTAGATATCTTATCAATAATCAGCATTGGTCACCATTAGAAATGGCTAGTGTCTGTTTAGAAATTAACACAACAAGGGATATAGCAAGACAAATCTTGAGGCACCGGTCTTTCTCTTTTCAAGAGTTTAGTCAACGGTATGCTGATGCGTCCCAATTAGGTTTTGAAGTAAGAGAAGCAAGATTACAGGATGCCAAGAATAGGCAGAATAGTATTGAAACGGATAACTTGGCACTACAAAGTTGGTGGGAAAATTACCAATTAGAAGTGATTGAGAAGTGTAAAGATGCTTACCAATTTGCATTAGATAAAGGAATAGCAAAAGAACAGGCGAAGGCTGTATTGCCAGAAGGCATAACAAAGAGTAGAATGTATATGCACGGTACACTCAGGTCACACGTACATTACATTCGAGTGAGAACTGAACCCGGAACACAATTAGAACATAAACTAATTGCATATGAGTGTGCTAAAGCAATCGAGCCTATCTTTCCAATGATTATGGAATTCGTTCATAGTGATATGAAGAATCAATAATTTATAAATAATCTTAGTAACACTAAATGGAGTGTATTATGGGAAGAAAGAGTAGTTATAATATTGGTGACATTTTTGGTGGATTGAAAATCTTAGAAATTTTACCGTCAAACCAACAGGGAAAACACGTTAAGTTGAGGTGTATGTGTAATTATTGCAATACTGAAACTATTATGAATGGTTCTAGTGTAAAAAAACGCAATAGTTGTGGATGTAGACAATATGATAGTTCGACTTGGAAAAATTCAACTGGACCAAAAACGAAACCTTGGCAATTACCCAAAGGTCAAGCGGCCAAAAACAATTTGTTGCAACAATATATTAGAGGTGCAAAAAAAAGAAACCTTGAATATAGCTTGACTATGGAAGATTTTGAAAAGTTGGTCACAGGCGAATGTAATTACTGCGGCAGACAAGGAACACAAATAATCAAAGGTCAAGGAAAAACCAGCGGTGATTTTGTATATACGGGTATCGACAGAATTGATTCTAATCAAGGTTACATAAAGTATAATTGTGTTTCTTGTTGTTGGGATTGTAATGATATGAAAAAGAATAGAAGTAATGAAAATTTTTTCTTACATATAAAGAGAATATATAATAATTTGGAGAATGATAATGTATAATGATGTAGTAAAATTTATCGAAGCTTGTGACCAAGAAAAAAATTGGGATAATGAAGCACTTTATATTGATTTGATTGAAGAAGAATATAATGAGTTCATGGATGCAAAGACTAAGGTAGAAGACCTTGATGCTTGTATGGATATGATTTGGGTGATTCTTGGTTACTGTTACATGAAAGGTTTTGATGTAGAAGGTGCATGGAAAGAAGTTGCACGTTCTAATTTAGCAAAGATTGATCCGATAACAGGTAAAGTATTAAAAAGAGAAGATGGTAAGGTGTTGAAACCAGAAGGCTGGACTCCACCTGATTTAGAGCAATTTGCATAAAATAATAAGAAGGATGAGTATGACAGAGTATCTAGGTATTAAGATAGATTTAGAGAGAGATAAACTGTTTGATGAATTAGGAGTTAAGAGACTTAAAGAGTCTTATATGAGAGAGGATGAAGAATCACCACAACATAGGTTTGCATATGTATCAAAAACATTTGGAAGTAATAAAGAACACGCTCAACGACTGTATGATTACAGCAGTAAACATTGGCTTTCTTATTCTACTCCTATCTTATCTTTTGGTAGGTCTAAGCGTGGTATGCCTATATCATGTTTTCTCAACTATATTGAAGATACTGCGGAGGGTTTAGTTGAAAACTTATCAGAAACTAATTGGTTGTCTATGCTCGGCGGTGGAGTGGGTATCGGTTTTGGTATTAGGTCTGCTGATGACAAGTCTACTGGCGTTATGCCTCACCTTAAAATGTATGATGCAAGTTCTCTTGCTTATCGTCAAGGCCGTACTCGCCGTGGTTCTTATGCCGCTTATCTTGATATTAGTCATCCTGACATAACATCATTTATTGAATTAAGAAAACCAACTGGTGATCCCAATGTACGCTGTTTGAATCTACACCACGGTATCAATATACCAGATTCGTTTATGGAGATTATTGAGAGATGTATGTTGGATCCAAATGCTAATGATGATTGGCAATTAAAGGACCCACATACGGGAGAAGTGAGAGATGTTGTGTCAGCTAAAAACTTGTGGCAACAAATCTTAGAACTACGTATGCACACAGGTGAACCTTATATTCACTTCATTGATACTAGCAATAGAAAGTTACCAAAGTGGTTGAAAGACAAAGGTTTAAAAGTACACCAATCCAATTTGTGTTCCGAAATCATTCTACCAACTAATGAACAAAGAACAGCTGTATGTTGTTTATCGTCTTTGAACTTGGAGACATATGATGAGTGGAAGAATAATAAGTTGTTTTTACGGGACGTTGCGGAGATGTTGGATAACGTATTGCAATACTTTATTGACAATGCTCCTGATACTATTGCACGAGCCAAATTCTCTGCTAGCCAAGAGCGTAGCATTGGTGTGGGTGCTCTCGGCTTTCATGCTTATCTACAGAAGTTGGGAATCCCTTTCGAAGGCGTAATTGCAAAAGTAACTAATAACCAAATCTTTAAACATATTAAGAAAGGTTTAGACCATGCAAATCTGGAATTGGGTAAAGAACGAGGTGAAGCCCCTGATGCTGTTGGCACTGGTAAACGTTTCAGTCATACTATGGCTATTGCTCCAAATGCTTCTTCGTCTATCATTATGGGAAATACTTCTCCTTCTATCGAACCTTATCGTGCTAACGCATATCGTCAGGATACATTATCGGGAGCATATTTAAACAAGAACAAATGGTTAGATAAGATTATCAAAGAGAAGGCAAAAGACGAAAATGATTATAATGACATTTGGTCTTCTATTATTGCTAATGATGGTTCTGTTCAACATTTGGATATTCTATCGGACTTGGAGAAGGATGTATTCAAAACATCCATGGAAATAGACCAACGATGGGTTATTGAATTGGCTTCAGATAGACAAGAATATATCGACCAAGCACAATCATTAAATCTATTCTTTAGACCAGATGCACATATTAAGTATATTCATGCAATACATTTCACGGCATGGAAAAAAGGACTTAAAACATTATACTATTGCCGTTCTGAAAAGATTGGTAAGGCCGATAAGGTATCAAAGAGAATTGAAAGACAAGTTATTAAGGAATTAGACATGACACAAGTTGCCCAAGGTAACGACTGTCTTGCTTGTGAAGGCTAAAATGAAACCCACCATTGCCATGTTTATTAATGATCCAAAATGTTCAGTTCAATCTGGCAATGGACTATTGAAGGCACTTGAGGACCATTACCATTTCAAATTGTTTTCTAAGAATGAAATGGAAGATGGGTTCTTTGATAAGAATATTGATATGGTGGCATTTCCTGGTGGATTTGGTGATTCGGATTCTTTTGATAACTTACTTGGTAAAAATGGTAAGTATGTTAGAAAGTTTGTGAAGAAGGGTGGTAAGTATCTTGGTATTTGTATGGGGGCATTTTGGGCTGGCAAACATTACTTTAATATATTGGAAGATGTGGATGCAGTTCAATATATAAAACAAGAAGGTACTTGTACTAGAAGACCTCATGCAAAGAATATGCCAACAAATTGGTATAACGGTCACTATCAAGATATGTTCTTTTATGATGGTCCAACTTTCATTGGTGATGGTGTGTATGAAACTCACGCCACTTATACCAACACAGGTATGCCAATGGCCATTGTTCAAAACAATATTGGTCTAATTGGTTGTCATCCTGAAAGTGAAGAATTTTGGTATGATAGTTATAGTTGGATGAAGGGTAAATATCATGGTGGTTTACAACATGAATTACTATTAGATTTTGTGAATGATTTGATGGAGAGATAAATGTTAATAGCAGAATTATTAGTAGGCGGTTTCTTTACCGCAATAGGGTGGTGGGGTGCAGAGCACTATGTGATAGAGCCTTATTTCCCACCGAGTATTGAACAAACCGAAGAAAAGAAAAAGAAATGAAAAGAATATTAAGATTTACAGCGTCATGGTGTAAACCATGTACACAACTAAAAGAAAACTTGGTGAGAGCTGAGTTAAAAACACCTGTTGAAGTATACGATATTGATGAGAATACTGAAATTGCTAATGAGTATGGTGTTCGTAATTTACCAACTATGATTCTATTGGATGAGAACACAGAGGTTAGTCGTATGGTTGGAGTTAAAACACCTAAACAACTTAAAGAGTGGGCTGGAGAATGATTAAAAAAACAAATACAAATATTACAGAAGGCCGTACATCATTTAAACCTTTTAACTATCCATGGGCATATGAAGCATGGCTAAAACATGAACAATCTCATTGGTTACATACAGAAGTACCAATGCTTGAAGATACTAAAGATTGGAAGAAACTGAATGAAACTGAAAAGAAATTTCTCACACACATTTTTCGTTTTTTTACTCAAGGAGATATTGATGTGGCTGGTGGTTATGTTACTAACTATCTTCCTTATTTTCCCCAACCTGAGGTTCGTATGATGTTATTGGGGTTTGCAGCTCGTGAAGCATTACACGTTGCAGCTTACTCACACTTGATTGAAACACTAGGTTTACCTGAGACAACTTATAACGAATTCTTAGAATATGCAGCCATGAAAGAGAAACACGATTATGTGTTGAACATCTCTGGTCAAAACACAACTAAAGAGAACACAGCAACTCACATTGCTACATTCTCTGCCTTCACAGAAGGTATGCAATTGTTTTCCTCTTTCATTATGTTGCTAAACTTCCCAAGACACGGTAAGATGAAAGGTATGGGTCAAATCGTTACATGGTCAATTGTTGATGAGACTCAACATACAGAGAACATGATTAAACTGTTTAGAACCTATATCAACGAGAATAATGAAATCTGGAACGATGAGTTGAAAGGTCGCCTATATACGATAGCCGAGAATATGGTCAAATTAGAAGATAAGTTTATTGACTTAGCTTTTGAGATGGGTCCTATGGAAGAACTAACGTCAGAAGATGTGAAGAAGTATATTCGTTACATTGCTGATAGGCGTTTGATATCTTTAGGTCTAAAAGGCATATTCAAAGTAAAACGTAATCCTCTACCATGGGTTGAGGAAATGATTAACGCACCAACTCATACCAACTTCTTTGAGAATAGAGCAACCGATTATGCAAAAGGTGCTTTATCAGGAGACTGGGGAGATGTTTGGGCTCATTAAGGAGTTATAATGGATAAAACCATAACAGCCGAATGTCATAACTGTGAATCTAGCTATGATGTTGCCTATGTTGAAGAATTGACCTCAGCCGAATATCCAGAGTTTTGTCCGTTCTGCGGAGAAGCCATCGAAGAAATCACCAACTATATAGAGGAGGATGATGACTTTGATGAGGATG